CGTTTACATACCAAAATAGACAACCTGGCACATATGCTAGACAAGGTCAGACTCCATTCACTTATCAGAATAGACAACCTGGCACATATGCTAGACAGGGTCAAACACCGTTTACATACCAAAATAGACAACCTGGCACATATGCTAGACAGGGTCAAACACCGTTTACATACCAAAATAGACAACCTGGCACATATGCTAGACAAGGTAGAACACCTGTTATTAGATGGGATGGTAATTTATCACAAACGTGGCCTGGAACACCTATATCTTCTTAAACACTAAATAAGTGTAAGAGGATATATTATGGATAAACTAAAAACCCTAGAGCAAACAAAAGAATTCCTAGAGATACCCGAGTCATTTACAGAACTAACTCATAGAACAAGAAGAGAGTTAGACCAATGGCATTTGGGTTCACTAGATGACTTATCTAATATAGATGAGGAGTCGGAATTCTTTAAAATTCTTGAATACATGTTTGAGAATATGCCACCACTCAAAAAATGCAAATGGTCAGACTTAGACCCACTAAGAAAAAGTGGTGAACTACTTGGATGGCAAGGTCTTAGATTTCAGGCAAATTCATACCATAAATTCTTCCCAAAAGTTTATACATCAGGTTCTATAAATGAACATGGAGCGCCTTCTACAAAATTTGCAGTATCAGAACCAAGTGGTGATACAATAGTAGAGATAAAAGATTACGTTGGTGATGAGTTAGAAACAGGTGATTTTGAAGCTGAAGATTTTCCAGTTTCATTAAATTCTATGTATTATCATAGTGCAAAAGCACATTGGTTAACTCAAAGTATTATGGAAGAAGGACTCTGGGCACCCATACAGGGTGTAACTCAATCTACGGGTGATAAAGTTCAATTAATGATACATCCTGGCTCTGTTCGTTCAGGTTGTTTTGAAGAGATGGAAGACCCAACTAATGAATTATTATTGTGGGACTCTCATGATATTATACCAGTAGAACCTATAACAGTCAAGGAATGTTTAGAGTATTGGCAAGACAAAGTATGTAATGGAGTTAGAAAACCAAAGTATAAAGGTCTCTCTGCAATATGGACAATGGGTACTATAGAATTTCAGGCAGACTTTAGTAATGTAGATTTTAGAAAATATGTTTGGGAACATAGTGAGAAAGTTACTAAACTTTCTAAAGGTAAACCCTTGAATGTTTACATAGGATATGATAGTAGGCACAACGACCTACAAGATATATGTAAAGAATCTTTATTACATTCTATTCAAAAGTCTATCGGTGGTGGTAGATTTGTAAACTATAATAAGTTTACACCCGAAATTAAATTTCTTGACAAGTCTAAAATTTCCGAGTATACTAGAGAATATGCAAATCAATCTACTGAATTCACATATAGTAGATTCTTAATCCCATACTTAGAAAACTATGAAGGATTTAGTTTATTTATAGATGATGATTTTATTTTCAACAAGTCTATACTACCAATGTTTTACTATCTAAATCCTGATGATGCAGTTGCATGTATTAAATATCCACAAATAAAACATGATGAAACTAAATTTGATGGAGAAGTGAATATAGACTATCCATGTAAGTTGTGGTCTTCAATGATGTTTTTTAATAATGGACATGAAGATTGTAAGAAACTAACACCCGAAGTTGTCAACACTTGGACTGGAAAACAGTTACATCAGTTTGAGTGGACAGATAAGATAAGTCCAATACCCGAAAAATACATATTTGTTGAGGGATATGACGACCCTAAAGTTAAATGGGATTACACTGGTATTCACTACACTAGAGGAGGCCCGTGGATAGATGACATGGATTCTAGTCACATAAATAACTTAGAAGATTATAGAAAGTGGAAAAAATAAAAATGAAAACCGCTTGTAAAATACATAAAATTGAGGTATAATAACAGTATGAACGCACTAATTTACACAGAAGACCAAAAACTAATAGTAAGAAAACCAAATGGTTTACAATATGAATTTGATAATACAGACCAACCCGAACTAGGATTCGATTTTGATGTTCTTGTATATGATGATATAGAAGTTGTAATTGAAAAATGGGATGACAATCTCTGTTTTGATGACCAAATTAAAAGAGATATAACTAGTGCTGAAAAAGATATTATAGAAAACTACATAGATAACTCTGAACCACCAGCTGGAACCACATTAAACAATCAGTATGTACAAGACTTGATTGGTGAAGTTAAAAATAACATTTCAGAGTTTACTGATAACTATGGATTTGATGATTTATCAGAAGCAACATTTGCTGGTAGAGAGGGTTCTAACCATCCATATAGGTCAAATGCAAGAAGAATTTTAGAATTTGCAGATTCACAATATGTAATATATGACCAACTTGTAAATGAAATTTTCGCTACTAGAGAAGACTATCTTAAACCATTACAAGAGTATGTTGTACAACTACCAAAAGCTTCTTTATTACCCGACCACGAAAGATAAGTCATGTATGACGATATAAAGGTTGTCTATATAGATGAACCCTTTAAAATAGAAGACTTACCACTTAAAGATGTTTATGTTTTAGATAACTATCTTGCAACTGAACTTCATCACCATTTTGATGACTATATAGTTGGACATAATCTTTGGTCTAAAACAAATCAAGTTTCTAGTGGAAGTCCAACAGGATTACCACATCATAGTTTTTGGGGTGCAACATTCTATAGAAATGATATGGAGTTGGAAAAGGATATGGATAAACTTCATACATTTTTTCCATACTATATGAATAGAAGATTGCAAACAGAATTTGGATTCAAGTGGCAACGATTTCAGTACATGGGTTTAAACTCACAAACACAAGGATTGCAGGGAACTACCCATGCAGATTGTCAAGAAGAAGATGATTGGAACCTTTCATTCCTATACTACACCAATAAGTTTTGGAACAAAAATTGGGGTGGTAAGTTACGACTATATAATAAGATGCAACAAGGTTTAGATGGAAGACAAGAACATATTGACAACCATCAGATTGCAGAAATAGAATTTAAACCAAATAGATTAATAATGTTTGATGGTAGAATACCTCATGGTGCAGATGCACCTACTCCATCAGCAAGATACATAGACAGAAGGTCACTAGTCTTGAGAGGGGACGAAGTAAGATTAGTAGACCAATCAGAGTTTTTTGATGCCAACGATAGAATTTCACACATATAATAAAGAAACACTCAAAGACTTTAAACCAGTCCTTGCAAGTTCTATATCACCTGATTGGTGGAAGAAAGCAAAAGCAGGTGAGTTAGTAAATGGTACGGTTCAACAGACCATTCGTGCCTGTCCAGCCATGGATGATTGGTTAAAGAGTGGTTGGATACTATTGGCAAATAGAGATATACATGTTATAAACGGAATTGGTGGAGACGATAGAGGTAGTGATACTCTCGCAACCTTTGACCCACATGGGGGTGGTTACAATTCTAATAGTCATCCAACAACACAAACACTAGATGCATTTGAATACTTAGGTGGTGGTAAACCAATTAAGGATGCATTTAAAATGAGAAACCCTTGGAATATCAAAACACCACCTGGCTATTCTTGTTTTTACCTAGACCCATTCCTATTTCAGAATAATCATTTTGCAACATGGCAAGGTATCATAGATACAGACGACTTTAATGTGGGTATGGACAATGCACAAATAATTTTTTATCCTAAAGTAGATTACTCATTTGTAATACCAAAAGGGACTCCTCTTTGTCAGATAATACCATATAAAAGAGAGAAGTGGGTTGGTTCCTATCAAGTCAATACACATAAATCTTGGATTGATAATCGTGGAACAGGAACATCAGAGTTCGATAGAACAGTTTCTACAAATAAATCTATGCAAGAGTGGAGTCAGTTAGTAGAATTTGACGAAGACAGTGTAAAAGAGTTTGGTGCATACCGTAGACAGGGTTATTGGAAACCAAAAGGCAAACTTTATAAAGAAGAGAATCCACCACCCGAGTGTCCTTTTCACAACAAAGAAGTTTCAGAAGAAACACAATTGGAGTTTGATTTCGATGGCAGTTAGATTACTTTTCCCAACATATATCTTTGAGAGAGATTTACTAGACCCTAGTTTAGATTCAAATAGAGGTGTAGACCAAAATTACTTAGACCTTCTTACTGATACTATGGATGGTATGAGAAGAAAAGACCCCGAAGGTAGAAGACTTTCTAATGCATACACTGGTTGGCAATCACATGATGGTTGTGAATCTAATCCTGCATTCCAAAAACTAATGAATAGAATACAAACTATGTTTTATGATGAGATATGGCCTTTCCATGGATTAGACCGTAACAAAGCAAATATGCATATAGGAAATTCTTGGGCAAATATTAACGACCATCTTGCATGGAACAAACCACACTTGCATAATGGTTGTTGGTATAGTGGTGTGTTTTATATAAAAGCAGATGGAGATGAAGGTCATATTGAAATGATTGATACACATCCTAAAGTTGTCGCAGATTTTCCAAACTCACCTAGAACTGCAACGAGTAAAGGATTTGAACCCAAAGGTGGTAAACTCATACTTTTTCCAAGTGGTCTTATGCATATGGTAGAACCAAATGTAACTGATAAAGAAAGATATTCAATATCATTTAATATAGAAATGAGATATCCTGCTGAAGGTGGTCATAGTGGTGACATACCAAACTACAATGATGATGAATTTGTTTATAATGTTCATCCCAATGGAGACCTTTCAACCGACTAGCTATTCTAAATAGTAGTATGGAAATAGTAATAGACACTCACCTTCTTTGGAACCTTATGATAACATTCGTGTTAGCACCTTTAGGATTCCTAATAAGAAACCTTTTATCCGAACAGAAGAGAATAGATATACTTGTCAATAAGACAAGAGAAGAGTTAGCAAAAGAATATGTTACTCGTGAAGAAGTGGAAATTGTGTCTGAAAGACTAATCGCTACTATGAACAGGATAGACGAGAAGATAGACCGTCTACAATCTAAGACTTACTTCCAAGAATAGGTTCTAAATTCATATAAATAGTAGTAGACACAAATTTACTACAGGAATACTATGGCAGAACCAACATCAAAAAGTACCTTAAAAGACTATATAAAGAGGAAACTTGGAGCTCCAGTATTAGAGATTAATGTTGATGATGACCAGTTAGATGACAGAATTGATGAGGCATTACAATACTTTCATGAATATCATTACAATGGTTCCATTAAGACGTATTTAAAACACCAAATCACACAAGAAGAAATTGATTCATTTAAAACAGATGACACTCTTACTGGTTCTACAAGTGGAACACAGGCAATCTCAAATCAATCTTACAAAGAGAGTAAAAGTTATGTAACACTACCCGAACATGTGTTAAGTGTACTAAGAATATTTCCATTTAATTCAGGACAAACATCTAGTATGTTTGACATACAGTATCAGTTGAGACTAAATGACCTTTGGGATTTAACATCAACAAGTGTACTATACTACTCACAAGTTCAACAACATATAAAATTAATAAACGATATGTTAGTCGGACAGATACCAATACGATACAACTCTCATCAAAATAGATTGTATATTGATTATACTACTGCAAAGTTAACTGCTGGAGAGTACATAATAATAGAATGTTATAGGAAAATAGACCCTGTAGACTTTACAGACATATATAACGATATGTTCCTTAAGAAGTATGCAACTGCACTTGTTAAGTATCAGTGGGGTGAGAATCTATCTAAGTTCCAAGGTATCGCACTTCCAGGCGGGGTTACACTTGATGCACAACAAATTAAAACAGAAGCACAAGAAGAGATTACAAGATTAGAAGAAGAGTCAAGACTGAATTTTGAAATGCCAGTCATGGACTTAATGGGATAAATTATGCCAACAAATGTATTTTTTAACCATGCAGTATCAACTGAACAACACCTTTACGAGGATTTAGTTGTTGAGTCGTTAAGAATGTATGGACACGAAACATTCTATCTACCAAGAGAAATTGTAGAGGAAGATTCTATCCTTGGTGAAGATGTGCAATCAACATTCGGTGATGCATATTCTGTAGAGATGTATATAGAAAATACTGATGGCTTTGAAGGAGAGGGTGACCTCTTTAGTAAGTTCGGTGTACAAGTAAGGGATACTGCAACCTTTGTCATATCTTTACGAACATGGGAAAGATTCATATCATTAGACTCTAACCTTGCAACATCTCTAAGACCTAACGAAGGTGATTTAATACACTTCCCTCTTAGTGGTTCAATGTTCGAAATAAAATTCGTAGAACATGAGAATCCATTCTATCAAGTAGGTAAATTATTTGTATTTAAATTGCAATGTGAACTCTTTGAATACAGTGGAGAAGATTTTGATACTGGAACAAACGCAGACTTAGTAGAACTAGACCAAGCATATCAAGTTAAATTAACCATGTTTAATAGTGGTAGTGGTAATTATACTGTTAATGAGAATGTCACTAAAGATGGAGTTGTTGTTGGAGAAGTGGTTTCATGGTCTCCACAAAATCATTTATTATCCGTAAAAGATAATACAATAACACTTGCAGATAATGATGTTTTAATTGGTGCAAGTTCAGCTGCAGAATACACTATTCAATCTATAGAAGATGTATTGACATTTAGTAATGATGGTTCTGCACAAAATACAGACTTTGAAACAAAAGCAGACGAATACTTAGACTTCTCTGAAACAAATCCATTCGGTGAGGTCACATAATGTTTGGGACATTCTTTTATAATGAGACAACAAAACGAGCAGTATCTATATTTGGAACTCTTTTTAATAATTTAACAGTAAAGAAGATAAAGGAAGATGGTACTGTAATAACAGAACAGAAAGTCCCAATCTCATATGGCCCTAAACAGAAATTCCTACAAAGACTTGCAGAAGAACCAAATCTAAATGACAATAACAGAACTGCAATTAGTTTACCTCGTATAGCATTTGAACTTAGTGGTTATGAGTATGACCCAGCAAGACAACAGAACAAACTTATAAGACATCAGAAAATGACGCTAGAGAGCGCTGACACGTCTAACAGAGCATATCAATACCAACCTGCACCTTACAACCTATCGTTCACTTTAAGTATTCTAGCGAAGAATATGAGTGACGCTTTACAGATAGTGGAACAGATAATACCTTATTTCCAACCCGAATATACAGTCACAATGAAGATGATTGATTCTATGACCGACTATAGAGATGTACCAATTGTATTGAATAGTGTTGAACTTGCAGATACATATGAAGGGGACTTTACTGAAAGACGAGTAATAGAATACAATCTAAGTTTTACAATGCAATTAAACTACTTTGGCCCTGTTTATACTGGTAAAGTTATTAAGAATGTTATTGAAAGAGATTATATTAATACAACAAGTGGGTTATTTACAACAAGTCAAATAGATGATTCAGGTCTAATAAAAGAAGTTAAACATTACGAACCTGCATTCGCAGAAGTGACATCCACTGCAGTATCTGATTCCACAACAATACCATTTTCAACTGCAATAAATAATAGTATAAGTGTGGGTGATGAAGTATTTGGAACAAACTTAACAACCAATCCAACTATTTCAAGTATTGCAGAAGACAAACTATCAATAGTAGTGTCCAATGCAGTTACTATTAGTAGTAATACTTCACTCAAGTTTGTTGGTTCAGTAGACCCAGGCGACACCTTTGTTGTTGCAGAAACTGTAACATTTTATGATGATGGCGCTCCTTCTACATTTACAGAGGATAAAGTGACTGATGCAAGTTAATTATGGCAAAAGATATAGATTCAAAATTAAATGATGTACTTGATATTTCTTCAGAAATAAAGAAAGAAACAACTCAAGTAATCAAATCCCCACCTAAGGCTGATAATGTCCAAACGGACTATAAGTACACTAGAGAAAATCTTTATGGACTTGTAGAAAGAGGACAAGATGCAATAGATGGTATTCTAGATGTATGTAAAGAGACAGAGAATCCTCGTGCATATGAAGTAGCAGGTCAGTTAATTAAAACTGTAGGTGAAACTGCAGAGAAGTTACTAGACGTTCAAACCAAATTGAAGAAGTTAGAAGATGAAAACGGAAGTGTTAAAACACAACATAATCATTTATATGTTGGTTCTACTTCAGAACTTCAAAAGTTCCTAAAGAAAGAAAGTAAAAAAGATGACGGTTAATAAGAATGAAGGTTATCTTGGAAATAATCTTATCAAAAGAGCAGGTATTGAAACTCAATACGCAAAAGAAGAATTAGATGAATATCTAAAATGTTCTAAAAACCCTTGTCATTTCATAGAAAACTATACACAAATTATTTCACTAGACGAAGGTATGGTTCCTTTCAAACTTCGTGGGTATCAAGATAAGTTAATTAACCACTACAACGACTCTCGTTTTAGTGTTGTCCTTGCAAGTAGACAGAGTGGTAAATCAATAACTTCTTGTGCATATCTATTATGGTTTCTATTATTTCACCCCGAAGTGACTGTTGCAATCCTTGCTAACAAAGGTGCAATTGCAAGAGAGATGATTGCTCGTCTTGTTACTATGTTGGAATCTGTTCCGTTCTTTTTACAGCCAGGAGTTAAGATTCTTAACAAAGGTTCTATAGAATTTGCAAATGATAGTAAAGTCGTTGCGGCCGCAACATCTTCAAGTTCAATTCGTGGTATGTCAATTAACTTGCTATACTTAGATGAGTTTGCATTCGTAGATGATGCAGAGACATTCTATACTGCAACATATCCCGTTGTTACCTCGGGTAAGGACTCTAAGGTTATTATTACCTCTACTGCAAATGGTGTTGGTAACATGTTCCATAAGATATATGAGAGTGCGATACATGACCAATCAGAATATAAATCATTCACCATCAACTGGTATGACGTGCCAGGCAGAGACGAAGCATGGAAGAAAGAGACCATTGCAAACACTTCTGAAGCACAGTTTGAACAGGAGTATGGTAACTCATTCTTAGGAACTGGGTCGACTCTTATTAACTCAAACACTTTACTAGGTTTAAAATCTATAGATTCGGATTGGGTTAAAGATGGAATAAGTCTATATAAGAGACCTATAGAAAATCATAACTATATATGTACAGTTGATGTATCACAAGGTAAAGGATTGGACTATTCTACCTTTACAATATTTGATGTATCAACCCAACCATTTGAACAAGTATTGGTTTATAGGAATAACACAACATCACCTATGTTGTTGGCAGACATAATTAATAAATATGTTAGACCATACAACGAAGCACTCGTAATTATAGAAAACAATGCTGAAGGTGGAATGGTTGCACAACAGTTGCACTATGATATAGAGTACCCTAGTGTCTTTACACAAGGACAAACTAAGGCAG